GATATTAACAACTAAATCGAAGAAGAAGCAGTAGAAGAAGAAGTAGAAACCGAATCTGTAATTGAGTATGATGTCGAAGAAGACATCAATGCTCTGATTGCAGGAGAAGAACTCTCTGAGGAATTCGAAGAGAGAGCACGTACTATCTTTGAAACTGCAATCAATACTAAAGTTGCCGAGATCAAAGAAGAACTCGTAACATCTTATGAAGCATCCCTCGTAGAGGAAGTTGCTTCAATCAAAACCGAACTCACTGATCGTGTCGATGCATACCTTGAGTATGTTGCAGACGAATGGATTTCTGAAAATTCAATCGCTGTAGAGCACGGTCTTAAGACCGAAATGATGGAATCATTCCTTGGCGGAATGAAGACACTTTTTGAAGAACATTATGTAACTGTACCTGAAGATAGATATGATGTAATCGAGAGTATGGTAGATAAACTTGATGAAATGGAAGGAAAACTCAACGAGCAAATCGAAAGAAATATTGCTCTAAATCGTAGATTAGCAGAGTCAGTCGCTGATGTAATTTTTGCCGATGTCGCTGAAGGTCTTGCGATCTCTCAGAAAGACAAGCTCGCTTCTCTTGCTGAAAATGTTGAGTTTGATAGTGAAGAGAGCTATCGTGAGAAACTGGTAACACTGAGAGAATCTTATTTTCCAGTTAATACCGGTGCTCAAAGAGAGGATTCTGAGAATCTATCTGAAGAAGTAAACTTGACCGAAGAGACAGAAATGATCTCCGAAGGTACAACTAATGTAATGGATGCATATCTTCAGGTTCTTCGCAGATCCGCGAAAAAGTGATTTTTAAATCATAAAGTCAAACTAACTTTTTTAAACACTAGAGGTTAACTCAAATGCAGATGTACAACACCGAATATCTGCAGGAGAAGTGGTCACCAATCCTCGATTACGAGGGTATGGATCCTATCAGAGATTCACATCGTAGAGCGGTAACTGCTATCCTGCTGGAAAACCAAGAAAAAGAATTACGTGAGGAAAGAGCATTCCTCAGCGAAGCTGGTACTGGTCCAACCAACTCAGCTGGCACAGGCGGATTCTCCGGATCAGGTTCGGGCACGACAGGAACTCCTGTTGCAGGTTTCGATCCCGTACTGATCTCCTTGATCCGTCGTTCAATGCCTAACCTGGTCGCTTATGACCTTTGTGGCGTTCAACCAATGAACGGTCCTACTGGACTGATCTTTGCAATGCGCTCCCGCTACAACAGCCAGACCGGTGCAGAGACCTTCTACAACGAAGTCGATTCCGCATTCTCTGGTCAAGCAAAAGGACTCAACTACGAATCTGGCTTCACCGATGGTGCAGTTGGTCTGGGTACAACCGCACAAGGCGGAACCAACCCATCGATTCTTGATCCTTCTAACCAAGCAAATAACGCAGCTCCTGGTGGTAACCAGTACAACGCTGGCGGTGGCATGACCACTGGTGAGGCAGAAGGTCTTGGTGACGGTGAAGATAACTTCTTCAACGAGATGGCATTCTCGATTGAGAAGCTCACCGCAACTGCTAAGTCAAGAGCACTGAAAGCAGAATACTCACTGGAACTGGCACAAGACCTCAGAGCAATCCACGGTCTGAATGCTGAAGCAGAACTCGCAAACATTCTCAGCACTGAAATCCTTGCTGAAATCAACCGCGAGATCATCCGCACCATCTATAAGGTCGCAGTTCCTGGTGCTCAAGCAAACGTTGCTACTAAGGGTACTTTCGACCTCGACGTTGACTCCAACGGCAGATGGTCTGTTGAGAAGTTCAAGGGTCTGATTTTCCAAATCGAGCGTGATGCTAACGCAATCGCGCAGCAAACTCGTAGAGGGAAGGGCAACATGATCCTCTGCTCCGCAGACGTTGCTTCCGCACTCACCATGGCAGGCGTTCTGGATTACACCCCTGCACTCAACGCTAACCTCCAGGTTGACGACACCGGTAACACCTTCGCTGGTGTTCTGCAAGGTAAGTATCGCGTATACATCGATCCTTATTCTGCAAACGTTTCTGGCAACCAGTTCTATGTCGCTGGTTATAAGGGCACTAATCCTTATGACGCAGGTCTGTTCTATTGCCCATACGTTCCTCTGCAAATGGTTCGTGCTGTTGGAGAGCACACCTTCCAGCCCAAGATTGGCTTTAAGACCCGCTATGCGGTCGTTGCAAACCCATTCGCAAAAGGCGCTATCGAAGCATCTGCTCCAGACAACATCTCAACCAACTCCAACGTATACTACAGAAGAGTCAAAGTCCAAAATCTTATGTGATTCATTGGATTCGCAATTCAAAAAGGAGAGGGTCTTCGGACCCTCTTTTTTTTGTCTAAATAAATAAGAAACCATCGATGGAAGAAAACGACTGGTCAGTTGAATGGACGCTGGATATTAATAAAGTTAGAGCACTTTATGATGTAATACATTATTCTTGGGAAAATTGGCCCGGATATCCAGCAAGACCAAAAGAAGAACAGGAGTTTTTAATATTTGTCAAATCTGAACTTTTTGCAATGTTAATGGACTATACCTTTAAAAAGAAAAATCAATGAGAACATTTAAGGAATTTCAATACATTTGCGAAAGATCTCTTTCTAAGTGCGAGAAAGACAGGAAAGAAGATATTGCCAAAGGTATGAAAGATAATGCTTCCGACTTTAAAAATCGCTATGGAAAAGATTGTAAGAATGTTATGTATGCCACTGCTACTAAACTAGCAAAAAAAGATGTTAATGAATTTTGGAATCCATTTGCAAAACCAAAAGTAAAGGCAGTGGCAAAACCTGCTGTAGCGAAAAGAAATCCTAATGTTTTAGCGTATAAAAACTATAAACCAGGAGTTCTTAATAAAGATACTGGAAAATTTACCCAAAGATCTCATACTGATTCTGAATCAAAAAGATATGGTTGGAAACCTGTAAAAGTAAGTTCTTATGGTCCTGGAGACACGACTTCCCAGGCATATAACACAGGTTCAGATAAAGTTCAAAGAACTGCGGACGGAACTCCATTTACTGGATCTACGCGAGGAGTAGCAGTTCCATATAAGTACAAAAAGAATGAAGTTCCTAAGGGTGTATGGGCAGGAACACCATCAAGGAAATTTGGATCTGATGTAACATTTACAAATAAACCACTTGGAACTGCTCCAGGAAAAACCAGAACTGTTACCACTAAAGTGAGAGATACTGGAAACTTTGGTGCTGCTGGTGAAGTTAATAGAAGTACTAGTTTTGATCTTATGAGGCAAACAGCAAGAGATCTGTCTGGCAATCAAAAACTTACGCCAACGCAATGGGGAAAAAGAACTGTCTATGTGAGGAATAACTGATGGCAAATTGCGATTTTCCAAATCAGATAGACAATAGAAATTATCTATCCCCTATTGGATTTAAATTTACTTTATCAAAAGAACCAACAGTAGCATTTTTTTCTAATGCGGCAAGAATTCCAGATTTAACTCTTAAAGTAGAAACTCAAAATTCTTATTTAAAAGATATTCCTGTTCCTGGTGATGTTATGGAATTTGGTGATTTTACTTTAAAATTCTTTGTCGATGAGGATATGGAAAATTATATGGCAGTTCATAATTGGTTGTATGGACTAGGATTTCCAGAATCTCCAAAACAATACGATGATTTAGTGACGGATGATAGAGGTCAAAGAAATATAAATTATGAAAGAAGTGATGGAACACTGTTTATTTTAAATAGTAACTACCAAACTTCAGCATCAGTTAGATTTACTGATATGTTTCCATATTCATTGTCCTCTTTAGAATTTGATTCCACTAATTCAGATTTGACTTACTTTACAGCAACTGCGTCCTTCAAGTATACTATATACGACATTACAGTATAATTATGGACTTGGAAAAAATTCAATTGATGTGGGAAAAAGATTCCCAGATGGATCCAGATAATCTACATCAAGAGTCTTTAAAAATTCCTACATTACATTCAAAATACCACACTCTTTATAACACAATTCAATTATTAAGAGAGAACTCAAAAACAAAGTACAGTAAAATTCGTCTCGATAGATATAACTACTACTCAGGAAAGGCACCAGCAGAAGTTTATGCTGAAGAACCATTTCCGTATAAGGTTCGTGAGAAAGACGCCATACAGAGGCATCTAGACGCTGATGAGAGGTTGATGGAAGCAGACCTCAAGATAAAATATTATGATATTACTTTAAAGTATCTTGAAGATATTATCAAATCAATTAATAACCGAACTTATCAAATTAAAAATGCTATTGAGTGGCAGAAATTTCAAGCAGGATTTTAATAAATAAAAATAAACTTCCTACAATGATTACCTTTCAGCAGTTTGATGAAAATGCAAGAGCAGCATTAAAACTGCTGAAATCTGCTAATAAAATTATTGGTGGTAGAAAAGTAGGCACAGTGCAGAAAGCATTGAAATCAAATCGTGCCGTATTGTCTAGGGCAGAAAGAGGTCAGAAATTTTCGCAGTCAGCAGATAAGATTACTTCTGGCACACGTTCAATGAATATCACAAGATCAGCATCAAGAAAAGCAGGATTTAGTGGTGGTGCAAATGTAAACAGAAAAGATTTTAAAACTCCAACAAAAGAATATACAACATATCCAGAAAAAGGTGGTTTAGATTATCATCCTCGACATAATACACAGGTTGATACAAATATCAGTACCATTCCATCGGGTAGAGTTGCGGCAATTTCTGCAAATACTACAGCAAAAAGACCAGTTCCAAAATCTGTTGGGCGTGGAAGACGAGTACCAAGAACAGAAAAATTAGTAGGGAAATTAAAAGAATATCGTCGTAGAGTTAGAAGGACTGGAGGAAATGAGAGAAATCCAGTTCATAGGGTAGATTTTATTCAAAGAAGTGATGCAGATATATGGAAGAATGATTTGGATAAATATGCGTTTAAACGTGCTAGAAATTTTAGAAGAGCACAAGAAAATTTACCAAAAGATTTAAAAGCAGCAGGAGCAAAACCAAAAGATATTGTTCAAGGAATTCCTTCTGTTATGATGAGAGGAGAAAAATCAAAAGGTGTTGGAAAACGTGCAGAACTTTATAAAAATCGTTATGGTCATCGCGTAACTGATTTAGATCCTACAAGAAGGACAACTGGTGTGATTGGCAGTGCTGGAGGAGAACTTCCACCAGGAAAGAAAATGAGAGGTAGAAAACCGCAGAGAAGAAGAACAAGAACAGGTCCTACAGATCGATCTTCTGCACAGGCAATGATGGATAGAACCCAGAGAAACATTTTATCAGATCGATAAATATCTGTAGGTGAATCTTATGTTTTATGTCAAATTTGATTATTGGTAAGAAGAACGAAGTATATCTTGAAGTTAAGGCGGAACCTCACGTATATTACGAACTTGCTGATCAGTTTACGTTTGATGTTCCGGGAGCAAAATTCATGCCCCAGTTTCGTAACAGGCACTGGGACGGAAAAATTCGCTTATTTAACACGCAGACAGGTGAGATCTATGTCGGTTTGTTAGATAAAATTATTAGTTTTTGTGAGAATCATGAGTACAGTTATGAATTTGTAAATAATAAGTTTTATGGTACTCCTTTTGAAACAAATGATTATATTTCAATGGAAGGAGTCAAAGATTACATGACTGCTATCAGTAAGTATGCCCCTCGGGACTACCAGATCGAGGGGGTATACGACGCCCTAAAGCATAATAGAAGGTTGTTGATATCTCCAACTGCTTCTGGAAAGTCGCTGATGATATATGCTGTCGTGAGATATTACGTTGAGAAGCAACAAAATATTCTGATAGTTGTTCCGACGACTTCCCTAGTAGAACAGATGTATAAAGATTTTGCAGAATATGGTTGGGATGTAGGTTCATTTTGCCACAAAATTTATGCGGGTAAAGAAAGGGAAACAAATTCCCAAGTGATTATCACTACCTGGCAATCAATCTACAAACTCCCCCGAAAATATTTTTCTAGATTTAATGTTGTGGTTGGGGATGAAGCGCACCAGTTTAAATCTAAATCATTAATATCTATAATGTCAAAACTTTCAGATGCAAAATACAGATTTGGTTTTACAGGGACTCTTGATGGAACTCAAACTCATAAATGGGTATTGGAAGGCTTATTTGGTCCCAGTTACAAAATCATTAGGACGAAAGAACTGATGGCAAAGGGACATGTTGCTAAATTGGACATTAACGTACTTCTATTGAAACATCCTCCTCATAAATTTGAAACCTTTGAAGAAGAGGTTCAGTATATCATAAATCATGAGAAACGCAACAATCTTATCAAGGAATTAACTTTAACTCTTAAAGGAAATACTTTAGTTCTTTTTGCAAGAGTGGAAGGTCATGGTCAACCACTTTACGAATTAATAAATAATAGTACTACTGAAAATCGTAATGTTTTTTTCATACATGGTGGAGTAGATACTGAAGATAGAGAAAAAGTAAGAGAGATCACAGAAAAAGAAAACAACGCCATCATTGTTGCTTCTTACGGAACATTCTCAACAGGAATCAATATTAAAAATCTCCACAATGTTATTTTTGCTTCTCCTTCCAAATCAAGAATACGTAACTTACAATCAATTGGCAGAGTACTCAGAAAGGGGAATAACAAAACAAAGGCGACTTTGTATGATATTGCTGACGACATATCCTACAAATCCAGGAAGAACTATACACTTAATCACTTGATTGAAAGAATTAAAGTTTATAATGAAGAGAATTTTAATTACGATATTGTAAACATTCCTTTAAAGAACTAATATGGGTGAAGAATTCTACGCAGTTATAAAATTAGTTTCAGGAGAAGAAATTTTATCTTTGGTTATGGTAGATCAAACTGGAGATGATGCAGTAATGGTATTGCAAAATCCAGTTATTATGAAAACATTTCATAATCATCAAGGAATTCACATTAAAGTAAAACCTTGGATGGAAATGTCTGATGATGATTTTTACTTTATAACCTTAGATAAAATTATAACATGCACTGAAACTACTAATGAAAAACTTATTAATATCTACAATAGATTTTTAGAAGAAGATGATAATGGTGATGATATTGATGTCTATCGTAAATCTGGTGAAGTAAGACCAGATCAAAGAATGGGGTATATATCTTCAGTAATGGAAGCAAGAAAGAAACTTGAAAACATCTACAAAGATCTTTCGGTAGAAGATAATAGAGATACTCAAAGCTAGCTAAATCTGTCTCTTCAACGTTAGCAAACATATTCTACTGAGATTCAGACACTTTGTCAAGCCCCTTAATGTATGCTATAATAATCACATATTACGCGGTTAAGGAAATGTCATGCCAAAGAAAAAAACAGAACATTATGTAAACAATAAAGAGTTGCTACAAGCACTGATTGTTTACAGAGAAAAACTGGAAGAGTCCAAGAAGAATGGACTTCCGAAACCGCGAGTTACTAATTACCTTGGTGAGTGCTTCTTTAAGATCGCCACCCGCCTTTCATACAAACCAAACTTTGTCAATTATATGTTCCG